ATGATAGCATTCGCCTATGGGGTACCGTACGATCTAGTGAATACTGATCAAGCAAAATACGAAAATTTAGAAAAAGCATATGAATTATTATGGGATCAAGCTATTGAACCTAATTTAATTCATTTATTAGATGAGCTTAATAATTGGCTAGTGACTCGTTACGGTGATGATTTATTACTTAGTTATGATAAAAATAATATCGGAGCTATACAGTTAAAAAATAATAGAAAAATAACTGCTCTTGAATCTGTTAGTTTTATGACTATAAATGAGAAGAGAGCATCAATAGGGTTAGAACCGATAGAAGGTGGGGATCAGTTATTAACTGAGCTTAATAAAATCCCATTATCAGAGATTGGGTTGAATATTGATCAAGGATCAGGAACCAAATCAGATTATATAATGTCACTAGAAAAAAAGGGGTACGAGAAAAAACAGGCTGAGAAAATGGCAGGTTTAATTTATGACGATATCGAAGACTAAACGACAAAGACAATTAGAACAAACAAGATTTTTACGTTTAATTGATATTATATCGTCAAGATATACAATTCCTTTTAAGCGTGAAATTCAAAAAACAATGAATAAAATAGCTGATAGTTATAATTTAAATAATTATATTAATGAGTCTATTTTGTTAGATCATAAAAAATCACTCCAGAGAATATTAATTAGATTATATAGCGACTCAATAGAAGCTGTAGGCGAAAAGCAATTTAATTCTATAAAAAAATCAAGAAACATAATATATGAAAAAAAAGATGCTTTGCAAGATTTCCAAGATTTATCAATTGATTATATATTAAAGCAAGGAGCTTTATTAAGTGTCCAACTAACAGATACTACAAGAAAAGATGTACAGAATATTATTGCAAAAGGGATTGAAGTAGGTTTATCAACTAATGAGATTACTAAGTTTATAAAAGATAAAGCTAGAATTAAATCAACCAGCAGGGCTGATTTAATTAGCCGGACGGAAGTCCATTCTTCAGCTAATTGGGCTAGTATTGAAAGCACCCAATCTATATCAAATGAGTTAAATATTGAATTTAAAAAAGTTTGGAACACTACAGAAGATGAGCGAACACGTTCTAGTCATCGGAAAGCTGATGGGCAAAAAGTTGATATGGATGAAAGTTTTTTGGTAAATGATGAGAAATTAATGTATCCAGGCGATAGCCAAGGTAGTGCGTCAAACGTTATTAATTGTAGGTGTTTTTTAACATATGAATAAGTATATAAAAGCTTTATCAGATATAGACACGATACCCCCAAAAAGTGCGCAGAATAATGCTTTAATGGGGCTAGAACTCCGTAAAAAATGGGGTAGGGGCGGTACTGATGTAGGAGTCGCAAGGGCTAGAGATTTGTCGAATGGCAAGTCATTAAGTGAGTCAACTATAAAAAGAATGGCATCATTTAATAGACATAGAAAAAATTACAAGCCTGACGAGCGAGAAAGTGACGGAGGCCAAACAGCTGGAACAATCGCTTGGTTATTATGGGGTGGAACAAGTGGTATTGATTGGGCGATAAAAAAATCAAATGAATTTAGAGAGGAAAGAAATAGAATGAGTGAGAAAAAAGAATTTAAAAATCTTGGTTTAAATATTGAAATAAAGCAAGATAATGACGAAATGACATTTAAAGCGTATGCGGCTACTACTGGTAATATTGATAATGGGGGTGATTTAATCGAAAAAGGGGCTTTTTACGATGTTATTCAGTCTGCTAAAAATGGTAAAATGCCAAAATTATTATATCAACACGATCATAAAAAAGTTGCGGGGGTCATTACAGATATGTATGAAGATGAGATAGGGTTGGTAGCAGAGGGTAGATTTATTAATACTACTCTCGGGAAAGATACTCATGAAGAGGTAAAAAGTGGGGCTATTGATTCAGTGTCGATTGGATACATCGTAAAAGATTTTGAAATAGATAGTAAAAAAAGCGTAAGAATTATAAAAAGCTTTTCTAAACTAGCCGAGATTAGCTTTGTAACATTCCCGATGAATGATCGGGCTGAAGTTTTGAATGTAAAGTCGGAAGATGGTAATATAAACCCAAGAGCTTTAGAAAGAACTTTGCGTGATGCTGGGCTTTCTCAAAAAGAAGCTAAAACAATTATATCGGGGGGTATAAAATCAATCAACCAACGTGACGTTGACAATTCCGAACAAATAAAAGAAATACTTACAGACGTTATTAATGCGTTTAAGTAAAAATGAAAGGTGATGAAATGGAAATTTCAGAAATTAAAAGTTTAGGCGAACAGCTTAAAAGCGAAGTAGCTGAGTTTAAAAAAACAAATCAAGAGAAACTTGAGGCAAAAGCAGACGGTAAAGCGTTTGGTGAGCTTGAGGCTAAAGTTAATAAGAATTTAGATGCTTTATTAGAATTAAAAGAAAAAGCGGATAAATTAGAAGCTCTAAGTAAAAAATCAATAGAGACTAAAGAGTCAAATGACGAAGCGAAGCTTTTAGAGTATAAACAAGCGTCTCGTGCCTACTTGACTGGGAATACAAACGGGCTAGAATTAAAGACTTTGCAAGAGAGAATTGACACTGACGGTGGGTTCTTAGTAATGCCAGAGCGAGATACGGAAATCGGGAAGAGAGTATTTGAAACATCCCCGGTAAGACAAGTAGCAAGTGTAAAGTCTATTTCTTCTAATCAATATGTTAAAGTTGTTCAAAAAACAAGAACAACTGGTGGCGGTTTTTTTGGAGAATTAGAAACTGTAACAAATGCAACAACCGGAACGTTTGGACAGATCACAATACCTATTTTAAAAGATATCGTATCGGTTCCAATGTCTACTGAGGTTTTTGAAGACGCTTTTATTGATTTAGAAGCAGAAGTTTTAGAGCAAGCGTCACTAGACCTGTCATTAAGAGCTAACACAGCTTATGTTTCAGGAACAGGGGCTAAAGCACCTAAAGGGTTTTTAAAGTATAGCGCTTGGACTACAAACGGTACTTATGAGTTTAATAAGATTGAACAAGTGAATTCTGGATCATCTGGTGCCGTTACTGTTGACGGTCTTATTTCATTGCAAAACTCTTTAAAAGAAGCTTATCAAGCAAATGCAGTTTTTATGATGAAGCGTGAAACTTTCGGAGCACTTATTAAATTAAAAGGAACTGATAACTACTTCTTTAACACAATGTTAGATAAAAATGCAGGTATTAGTTTCTCAGTACTTGGTAAACCAGTTGTTTTTGCTAGTGATATGCCAGTAATTGGTGTGGATTCTTTATCGATTGCTTATGGTGATTTCTCAAAAGGCTACACTATTGTTGATAGATTAGGTACTAAGATTTTAAAAGACCCATATTCAACACCAGGACAAGTGACTTATCGAGTAGAGAGAAGAACCGGTGGGGCTGTAACCGATTTTGATGCAATCAAATTGCAAAAATTAGCAGCTTAATATATAAAGGAGTTAAATGAATGAATAAAGAACTATATAGCAGTTATAAAGTATCTAATGCATTAGATACTCAAGCGATAACAAGTGACACTACTACAGCTGGAGACATCATAGACAGGGCTGGTTATAGTAGCTTGTTATTTGCAATACAATCAGGCACTTTAACAGACGGTACTTATACGGTATTGATCGAAGAAGGTAACGACTCAGGTTTATCTGATGCATCTGCCGTAGTTGATGCTGATTTAACTAACACAGAGGCGAGTGCTTCATTCGCTGCGACTGACGATAATACAGTGAATAAAATTGGATACGTTGGAAGTAAGCGATATGTTAGACTTAGCCTAGTAAGTGCTTCGACAACTAGTGGTGGTACTTTAGGAGCAATTGCGATTCAAGGTTCGCCAATTACTGCCCCTGTACAGTAGTTATTAATATAATTAACCCTAGGGCATTTAATTGCCCTGGGGTTAATGGAAGGTATTTTAAATATGGTTAAAGTAAGATTATTGAAACAATTCAAAATTGTACTTGATGGGGAGGTATATCCTAAACAATTTTGTAAAGAAGACATCGTTATTTTAAATGAAAAAACCGCAAACGACTTAATAGCAATCAATGGGGCTGAAAAAATAGATAATGGTATAAAAGAAAAGCAAAATAAAGTTATTAATATTGATTATGAAAAAAAGGTTATTGAACCTATTGTTGAAAAAAAACGGAGAGGACGGCCAAAGGTTAAATGATAATTAAAAATTTATCTTTGGTTACTGCTCCAGTAAATGACATACTAACAGTGGCAGAGGCAAAAACACATTTAAGAGTGGATTCGTCATCTGACGACACTTATATAAGTAATTTAATTAAGCTATGCACTAAGTCCGCTGAAAATTATACGAGTAGAGCTTTTATAACACAAACATATAAGATTTTTTTTGATAATTACTATGATAACAGTCTTGATCATACGTGGTGGAATGGGATAGTACAAGGTAGAGTTGGCAATTTTATAGAGAAAAAATACATCGAATTGCCATTCGCCCCACTTCAAAGCGTTACACATTTTAAAACTTACGATGAGAATGATTCAGCGACAACTTTTAGTAGTGGGAATTATAGTGTATCGGCTTATGCCGGCGATTTTGCAAATAGAGGTAGAATCAGTTTAAAAAATGGTAATTCTTGGCCGACATACACGAAGCCTATAGACGGTATTGAGATACAGTTTGTTTGCGGTTATGGTGATAATGCTAGCGACGTTCCTTTCCAGATCAAGCAAGGTGTTTTAGAAGAAATTGCTTTTAGATACGAAAATAGGGGAGATAGACTTGACCAGACAAAAATAAATAGCGATATATCACAAGGGTTATTATCCCAATTTAAGATATTCTAATGAATAAAACTATCGGTAAAATGAGGAATAGAGTGGATGTGCTTCAAAAATCATTAGTTCGTAATGATATTGGCGGAATGACTGAAACTTGGACTGTTGAAGTTACATTATGGGCTAATGTTAATGCCAAGTCAGCTACATACTCACTTCAAAATGGGGATAAAGTAAACTATGTTAAATATGAATTTATTTTTCGTGATAATTCATATTTAAATGAGAAGAAGAAAATAAGATTTGATAGCAGATTTTTTGATATTAAAGATTTCCATAATTTAGATGAACGTGGAAGATTTATTTTAGCTATATGCGAGCAATCAAAAAATGCTACAATAGTAGTATCTTAAATAACAAGGGAGTTTATAAAAATGGATAAAATAGAAGAATTTATAATCACAAAACAGCAAATAATAGACATTGAGCAGTATTGCGAAAATCAGCCTGTCCCTTTTAGATTTATGAAGCCAATTATACAAGCATTAAATGCATTAGATAAAAAAGATAATGATAAAAATAAAAAATAAAAATAGATTAATTTCACGACTAAAAAATCTTAGTGAAGCTAGTCAATTACCTGTCAAGCAAACTGTTTTTAAATCCGCATTAAAAATAGAAAACGATACAAAAAAACTTATAGCTACTGGTTCTCGTTCGGGAGTTATTGATTCAAGAGGCGGTATCACATTTAGACGTTCAGCTCCTGTAGAACCCCCGAAAACAGATACAGGGAGACTAGTTTCTAGCATTAAAAAAACTAAATTTAAGAATGGGTTTGAGTATCTTGTTGGTACAAATGTGACATACGGCCGTTTTTTAGAGTTTGGAACTACAAAAATGTTGCCTCGGCCTTGGTTACAACCTACATTTTTGAAAAATAAAAAAGAAATAACTAAAAATATTGATAATTCTGTTAAAAAAGCGTTAAGGAAGGCTATTAAATGAGCTATTCTATTTTAGATGTACAGAAATCTGTTGATGATGTATTAACTAGTGATTCAACATTATTGAGCTTATTAAATAATGGCGTAAATAGTATATTAGATAACCCAATACAATCAAATTTATTAGATTTTCCGTATATTATTTATTCGTCTATAAACTCTCAAGAGTGGGATACTCAGACAAAGAATGGGGCTGAGTGTTATATAACATTGTCTGTTTTTTCTAATTCAGGCGATAGGCTAGAGGCAACTAATATTTTAAGTCGGGTATATACGTTATTACATAATCAAGATTTATCAGTAAGTAATAACAATTTTGTATTATGTCGTTGGGATGGATTAAGTGAAGTCTTTATTGATGACAATAAAGAAGGTAGAATAACTCAAGGGGTAATTAGATTTAGAATTATAACTCAAGGAGTATAAAAAATGGCAGAAAAAGGCATTTCGTTTTTATTAAAACAGGGGGCAGTATTATCAACACCAACAACAATCGCCGGCGGTCGTACCGTATCTATGACATTAAATAACGAACAAGTAGACGTGACTACCCAAAGTTCTGCTAATGCTAGAACTTTATTGGCTGATGCAGGCGTTCAATCTATCTCTATAGATATGAGTGGCATATTTGAAGATTCTGCGGTTGAAGAAACAGTTCGAGGATATGCATTTGCTAATTCTATAAATACATTTTCTTTATATTTCCCAAATGGGGATACATTAGAAGCGAGTTTTGCAATATCTAATTATAGTAGGAATGCTGAATATAACGGTGCGGAAGAGTTTTCTATGACTTTAGAATCAAGCGGGGCAATAACTTATACAACGGCGTAATATGGATAGATTAACGAGGGATATTAATAAAAATAAGATTGATTTTATTCTTGATATTGAAGCAATAGAAAGAATAGAATCTTACTTAGATAAAGGCATTTTTGTTTTATTACAAGAATCAGCTACTTTAAAATTCACTGATATATCAAGTATATTATTTTTTTGTGCAAAAAATGATATTAGTGAGAAAGAAATAAAAAAATTTATTAGAGATAGTTACGAAGAAGCAGTTAAATTATGTCTTGAATTATTATTAACATTAATATCAAAAGATAAAAAAAAAGAAAATCTAATAAATTAGACAATGATTTATTTTTTGATATAAAAGGATGGAAAATATTTTGCTATTCAATACTCAAATGGAGTAGAAAAGATTTTTATTCATCAACCATAGAGGATTTAGAGATGGCTTACAAAGGGTTTTGTATTAAAAATAATATAAATGAAGATTATGAACCGTATACCAGAGATGAGTACGAAGAAATGAAAAGGAAATTTCCAGACTAATGGCAACAATAGATGAATTAGTAGTTAAAATATCTGGAGACACAAAAGACCTAAATATTGCATTCGTTAAATCTGAAAAGGTTGTTAGTAGAAGCTCAGAAAAAATAAAAAAATCAAGTGATTTAATTTATAGTGGTATGAATAAAATTAAGTTAGCGTCAATTGCTGCAACTGCAAGTATTGTTTTAATGGGTAAGTCAATGACTAGCGAAATTGATAGATTGCAGAAACTTAGTATCAGACTGGGTGAAAGTACTGAAAATTTATCAAGATTAAAATTTGTATCGCAGCAAAGTGGGGTTTCTTTTGACACTACGGCTATGGCTCTACAACGTATGCAAAGAAGAGTAGCAGAAGCGGCTAAAGGTACTGGAGAAGCGAAAAACGCACTAAAAGAGCTAGGTATAAGTGCAGAAGCATTAAATAAATTAACAATATACGATCAATTTATTATTATAACTAAGGCGATGGAAGGTCTTCAAGGGGCTTCTGACCGAACACGTTTAGCGATGAAATTATTTGATTCTGAGGGTGTGGCATTAACTCAAATAATGGATCAAGGCGCTATATCAGTGAAAAAACTTGCTGAAGAAACACCTAATATTGTCACGCAGGAAACAGCAAATAATATTGCTGAGTTTAATGATAATATGAATGTATTAAGTCAGAATATTCAAAGATACGTATTACCTGTTTTGTCAAATTTAGCAAAGGTAGCTAATAGTCTATTTGAGGGTTCTAGACGGAATAAACTAGAGAATCAAATACAAGAATTAGAGGCTAAAATTAGAAATATAAATAATGAAATATCTTTGATGTCTGATAACACTTCTCGTTTAGTAGGTGACCAAACACAATTAAATAACTTGGTTGTCGGTGGAACAATTAAACAGAATGATTTAATAGAGAAAAAGAACGAATTAATTAAAAAACAGTCTGAATTAATTAAGCAACTAAACGGCGAGCAGAGTAATTTAAATGGATCGAAAAAATCATCTGATGCAAGTAAATCAGAATTGAGTCAAAGTATTGTGATGAATAAAGAAGAAATTATACAATTAAGAAAGGAATCTAAAAAAACGGCTGATAGTATCAAAAAATCAATGAATGATTCTACAGATAGTTGGAGTCGAAATTTATCTGATGCAATTATTGATAGTAAAGGGGGATTCCAAAGTTTAGCTGATTTTGCTAACAATGTTTTAAGAGATATCGCCGCTCAAGTCGTGCAATCTCAAATTGCTAGCCCTATAGTTAAATCTGCTACTGATATATTTACAAGTAGAGGAAACACAACACAAGCACCGGATATACAACAAACAAGCGCCCCAGTTATGCAGCCTACAGCTAGAATTCAATCTTATGGTAACGGACAAAATATAACAAT